TGCCACCTTGGCCAAATCGTATTCCCAATGTAATGCACATGCTTCGTGTTCGTGATGAAAGCATTGGCGGCGATAATCCTTATCGCTGGGAACAAAAGACAACTCACGAAATCGTAGGACGTGGTAAGAACATTATCTTTGCACTTCCTGGAGCCTTCACTCCAACCTGTTCAACATATCAATTACCTGACTTTGAAAAACTGTTCCCAGAATTTCAAGCACAGGGTGTAGAAAATATCTTTTGCGTTTCAGTGAATGATGCTTTCGTTATGAACAAGTGGGCACAAGACCAAGGACTAGTGAACGTAAAAGTTATTCCTGATGGCTCTAATCTGTTTACATCAGCTATGGGTATGGATGTTGCTAAAGACAATCTTGGCTTCGGTATGCGTTCATGGCGTTATGCTGTTGTTGTTGAAGATTATGATATCAAGAAATCTTTTATCGAACCAGGATTTGGTAACAATGCGGAAGATGACCCTTATGGTGTATCCTCGCCGCAGAATATTCTTGCCTTTTTGAAGGGTGAAGAACATACTACTGGGGGCAAACAACTTACCCTAAACTTGGAAGATGGTATTGACTCTAAAGAAAAAATGGGTTAATATACAATTATATACAATTATTTTTTATTATGTTTGAGGTGAAGTATGGAAAACAAAGAATTTCTCTGGACTGAGCGTTACCGTCCTAAAACTCTTAATGATTGTATCCTCCCTGAGGAACAATTATCAGTCTTTCGTCAGTTTGTAGAAGCTGGTGAAATTCCAAATATGCTTCTCTGTGGAACAGCAGGTACAGGCAAAACTACAATTGCTCGTGCTTTGTGTAATGAGTTGGGATGTGATTACATTGTAATTAACGGCTCTGAAGAATCTGGTATTGATGTATTGCGAACTAAGATTAAACAGTTTGCAAGCACTGTCAGCTTTGAAGGTAAGCCTAAGGTAGTTATTCTTGATGAGGCAGATTATCTTAATCCTAACTCAACTCAACCTGCATTGAGAGCCTTTATCGAGGAGTTCTCTCAGAACTGTAGGTTCATCTTTACATGTAACTTTAAGAACCGTATCATTGCTCCTCTGCATAGTCGAACTACTGTGGTTGACTTTAAGCTGGAGAATGGTCAAAAGCAAAAGATGGCGGCAAAATTCCTCAAGCGTATGATTTGGATTTTACAGAATGAAAATGTAAAATTCAATGAAAAGGTTCTTGCTGAACTTTTGATGAAGCACTTCCCTGATTATCGCCGAGTGTTAAATGAGATGCAACGTTATAGTTCAGGGGGTGTTATTGATGAGGGTATTCTTAGTAACTTAGCTGAAATTAGTACTAAAGCCCTTGTAGATGCCCTACGAGACAAGGACTGGAAGAAGATGCGTCAGTGGGTCTCTAATAATGTTGATAGTGACCCTCAGGCAGTATATCGTAAGGTATATGATACATTGCTTGATAAGGTAAAACAAGTACCTCAATTAGTTCTGCTTATTGCTGACTATCAGTATAAAGCGGCATTTGTTGCCGACCAAGAGATAAATCTTACTGCTTGTCTGACTGAGATTATGGCTAATGTGGAGTTGAAATAAGATGGTTAATTCAAACGATGATAAAGGGGAACCTTTACCAACAATCTTCTGGTCCCATTACTGTCCAAGAGAAAAGGATACAATGTTCTTTGAAAAAGGAGCAGAATGTGATTGGTGTGGAGCAAAGGAGCAAGCAGAGTGACAAATAAAGACCCAGGTAAAAGACATTTTTATATTAGCATTGTTAAATCGGGTGTTCGCATTGTTGCAGGATTTGCATTGATGGCTGGAATGTGGAAAACTTCTGGAGCATTATTCATTATTGCTGAATTGTTAGGAATTGCGGAAGAACTCTGATGATTAAATTTGATAACATTGATTTAAAAACTGCCTCTGATGAACAGGTTGAGTTAATTGTTGATGCTTTGCGTGAACATATTATTGTTGTTATTAAAAATCAATCTATGACTGCTGATGAGCAAGCGACCTTTTGTAAGAGAATAGGGGTAGTACAAAATTACCATAATCTAGATTTTGTAAAGCAATTTACGAAACCTATTGCTGTCCATGAAAATGTTTTACGAGTAACAGGTGCAAAAGATGAAGATGGTAAAGAGGGACTATTTGGTCATACTGATGAATTAGATTGGCATGCCAATATGGTCAGCAATAAATTTCGAGACCCTTTAATATGGTTATATGCTGTTAAAGGTTCAAAGGGTTCAAGAACTAGTTGGTTAAATATGGTAGAGGCATGGAAAAGAATGCCTGATGATTTGAGGGAACGAGTTAAAACTCTCAAAATGTACACTGGTTATGAAGTTGGGCGAGTAAGTAAAAGTGAATACTTTCTCGACCATGTAGGTGAAGAACCCTTCGATATGTACTACAAAAATTCTACAGGGGTTGAAGGATTATTTTTTCCCTTTCTACAAATTTTTGGTATTGAGGAAAATGGTGAGAAAGTTGAAGACCATCAAGCTATCATAGATGAAATCCTTCACTATGTTGATAAAGAAGACTTCATGTATCATCATGATTGGGAAGATGGTGATGTTGTTATAAGTGACCAGTGGTTATCACTACACAAAAGATGGGAGTTTGCTGACATGGAAAATCGTTTATTGCATCGTATTGCATTTAGATATGGTGACGAATTATGAGTGTTTTCCTAGAAGAATTAGGCCCTCCTGTTGAAAAGTTTGATGCTGATGATTATGTAGAGAAGAAAAAGGCTATTAGTCCTTTTGATTTTGCTAATAGTATTAATCACTCTAAAGATAATTTGATTGTGGATGACTGGTCAGAAAAACAATACAATCCTTTCATTGTTAATAAAGCAATGAGTTACGGACCTGATACAGTAATCGCCGCTAATGAGATGAACTCACGTCCTCATATTCCTCATAAGATGCAATATGATTTTCTTATGCATATTGTGCGACCTAAGAAGCGTTACAATAAATGGATGAAGCCTGAGAAGGAAGAAAATATTGAGATTGTAAAGGAGTACTTTGGTTACGGCAATACTAAAGCACAACAAGCCTTACGCATTTTGTCACAGGCTGATTTAGAGGGAATACGAAGACGACTAAGTAAAGGTGGTAAATAAAGAAATTATAAATAGACTTGTACTCTAAAAGGAAAAATAAAGTATGAGTGAAGATTTCTTTGACATTGATTATCCTGGTTATGCTCCATTGGAAATCAAATTAAAAAATGCAGATGACTTTCTAAAGATTAGGGAAACCCTATCTAGAATTGGTGTAGCTTCTCGTAAGGATAAAGTCCTTTACCAGTCTTGCCATATCCTACATAAACAAGGCCGTTATTTTATCACACACTTCAAAGAGTTGTTTGCTCTTGATGGTAAAGCCGCTGATTTTGATGATAGCGACTTGCAACGTAGGAATACGATTGCAAAACTTCTATCTGATTGGAAACTTTTAGAAACTATCAATCCTGAGTTACATGAGGAATGTGCGCCATTAAATACTATCAAAGTTCTTGCCTTTAAAGAAAAAAGTGAATGGTCTCTTGTAACAAAATATAATATTGGCAAAAAATCTTAATTAGCTCTTGACATTTACTCCCAGATAGCTTATATATAATGTACGGTGCCAATGATGGACCGTAAATTATAAACTCGCTTATTTAAGGAGAATGAACATGGTAGTTCGTAAATTTAATGCCGCTTCACTAAATGATATTATGGAGCAACTTTCCCCCTTTACAATCGGATTTGACCGAGTGTTTGATAATTTGAACACTGTGGCCGAACTTTCTAACAATTATCCGCCTTACAACATTGTTCGTGAGGATGATGAAAAATTTGTTATCGAGTTTGCCGCCGCTGGCTTTTCCGAGGATGAATTGTCAATTACACAAGTACCCGAAGGTAATAAACTCGTAATTCAAGGCGTACAAAAAGAAGCCGATGAACGAGATTTTGTACATCGAGGTATTGGTGCTCGTAACTTTACAAAGACATTTGCCCTCAATCAAGATGTTCAAGTGACAGGTGCAGACTTTGTAAATGGTGTGCTTCAAATTAGTTTGGAGCGAATTGTACCTGAAGAACGTAAGCCTAAATTTATTCCTATTGGTAATAAAGAAGACAAACAGTTCTTACAGGACTAATAAATAAGGGGGAGGGGAAACTCTCCCCCAACCTTTTAATTATGGAGATTATAATATGAATACACATGAACAAATTATTGAACAATATCAAAACTATCTAAAAGAAAACGAAACCTTTGAGAGTGGCACGAAAGCCGCCGCCGCCCGAGCCCGTAAAGCATTAGGTGA